GTACGGTTTGATTTGACCAATAGTAGAACAGATTCAACTCATTGCTTTTATCAAAATAAGTAATCATTGTTTTTGTCAACCTTGAAGAAATCGGAATAATTCGTATAGATGATTTATTTTTAGGCTTGGTAACCATTTTTGCTCCGCTAGAGTATGATTTTGTAATGCTTACTTCCTGTTTTATTAAATCAAAGTCTGATCTAGTCAAAGCCAGTAGCTCTCCGTATCGCGCTCCGGTTTCGATTGCTATTAATACTAGGAGATGAAAACGGTCTGCGTTCTCTATAATTGAATAGAGATAGTCTTGTAATCTCTCAAATTCTTGAGCGTCAAGATAATTTTGTATACTTGTTTGCTTTTTACTACTGACTGCTTTAAGTCTTCCAAATACGTCACGTTCAATATAACCATCAACATAAGCATCTTTTAGGGAGCTTTTAATAGTTGTAGTAATGTTTTTTGTCGTTTCTAGTGAATGAGTATGACCGAACTCTATAATGCGTTCTTGGGCAATAGAGGGGGTTATTTGAGATAACTTCAACTCTTCAAACATAGTAGCGATATTCTTGGCGTATGTTTGATATTTCTTCATAGATGATGTTCTGACGGTCGGCTCTTTGTATGTTTTCAACCATTCAAGATAATAATTACTAAAGGTCATTTTTGATTTTTCTGGATCATATCCATTTTTTACCTTAACTTCTTCCTTAGCAGCCCACAACTTAGCTTCACGTTGTGTATCAAATGTAGAAGTTACTTTCTTGAAAACCCCGTGTCCGTTAACATAAGAGACGACTGCACGCCATTTCTTACCACGTTTTTCAAAACTTGCCATATAAAAAAGCCTCCTTTATCAGGGGGCTTATATCTGTTATAATCTAATAGAACGCCCCGTGCGTTTGTAGTATACTTTTAGCACACCTTGACCGTCCAAAGTTTAGGGTGTGCTTTTTTATTTGTTTATTTTAGAGACTTCATTGTCTATTATGTACGCCCGAAAGGGCATTTATTAATTCAAATCAAAAGTAATTGTTTCTTTTTGTGAAAAAATACTTCCACTATAAATTAACTTTAGTTTGTTAGATGTGTTAGCTTGTCCGACGAGATTACCAGTGACGCTGCCTCCTTTGGCAAGCGTTCCACTATTTAATGTATCGTTAACGCTAGATGTAATCTCAGTCGCATCAGTTTGGTTACCGTTGTCATCAAGTTTGAAGTCGTATGGGTTGTATTCATACTTTTCATTACCATTGTTCGTCATAGTGATATTCATGACAACGTATTGCTTACCCGAGTCAGGAGAGTCAACATCTGGGTCGCCATCCGTGAAGTCAACTTTATTAACTTTGAATTGAACGCCTTTGTATTCTGCCGTTTCACCAACTTTAAAAGTTGATTGTGCTTTTGAAGAACTTGAAGCGGTTTTAGATGATGAACTATCTACTTTTTTAGCAGAATCATCTGAATTACCACTGCCCATTTGAGAAAAGATTACAATAACAACAATAATTGCTAATATAATAAACCAAACTCGTTTGTAGAAAGGCTTCTTTTGAACGTACGTTTTCCCATCGTCTCCAGTTATCTTCTTACTCATAAAAAATCTCCTCGAGCCTTTTATTGTGGTTGCTTAGCACATAATATGTACACCGCCAAAGCGGTTTATAGAACAACAACGCCAAATATTGATGTTTCGTGTTCTTCATTAATTGGTAAGTCTTTATACTGCTTGTTCAAAGACACTAAACGACAACCGTTATCATCTTTAACCAATTTCTTGACGTACGCTTGTTGGTCATAGTCCGCAATGACTATTTGACCAGAACGTACGTCTTTTGTTTTGTTTACGAATATGATTTGTTTATCTTCAAACAACGGCAACATTGAATCGCCATTTACAACTAGAGCAAAGTCGTGAGGTGGTAACTCACCATCATAGGGTACAAGTTCAGGTTTTCCATCTAGCAGGTATTCACCGGTTCCAGCAGAAACCGCTCCGTATATTTCAACTTCGTTATTAGTAGGTAACTCAACAATATTATTTTGTTCATTATATTGTTGTTCAGTGAAATTGTAAACTTTTTCTTGTCTGTATTCATTAAGCTGAACAGCTAATTTATTAATTTTTGAAATTACCGAATCCTCAAAGTTGTAAAGTTGTTCGGGCGTTATTCCTAAACCTTTACATATATTAATGATATTCTCCATTTTGGCATTCAGAACTCCACGCTCCAATATTGAACGGACAGTTGTATAAGGGACTCCTATTTGTTCGGCGAAGTATCTTACACTACCAAATTTTGCTTCAATTAATTCTTTGAGGTATATTTCTCTATTCATAAGAAATCCTCCTTGCAATTATTGTAACATACGAAAAATCGCATATCAATAAAAATAAATAAATAAATACGAATTTTCGTATTGACAATGTACGAAAATTCGTATACACTTTATTTGTGCTTAAGAAATGGCACAAAAAATTTTACGTTCGATGTACGAAAATTCGTGCAGAAAGGAGGATGTATGCTAAACAATCTTGAAAAGCTTCGCAAAGAGCGTGGAGTTACTTTAGTTGATATGGCTGATTTATTACATGTTCGATATCAAACGGTGTCTGACAAAATATCAGGAGTGTCTGATTTCAAATTTCAAGAAGCAGTTCTAATACAACGAAATTTTTTTCCTGAATTTGACTTAGTGTATTTATTTTCGAAAGATAGCGCAATAAAGCAACCAACATAAAAAGCCCGACTAGTAGAAGTAGGCGGGCTAGTGGAACAATAACAGTTTCATTTTAACACAAGAAAGGAACAGTAACATGGCAACATCATTTCAATTAACACCAGAGCGTGTTGAAAAAATAGAAACATACAACCGAATAGGTTGGCCTAACTTGATGACGATTTCATTATTGGAGTTGTACACACAAACCGGCCAAGATACATTGCGATCAGTTTTCCTAAGTAGGGACGATGCTCCGTTTATTAAATACCCACAACGTGGTGGTGTGATTCCACGAAAAGCATGGGACGCGTTTACGGCTGCTATATCAGTTGGGAAAACATATGAGGGTGAAATTTAGAAAGGTAAACAACATGGAAGAAATTATCAAAATTAATCAAAACAATCAAGGCGAAGCGCAAGTAAGTGCTCGTGAACTGCATAAGGAACTTGGCGTTAAAAAAAGATTTAGTGCATGGTTCGAACAGTATCAGGAAATGTACGTTGAGGGTACTGACTTTACAGGCGTACCTGGAGGTACACCTGTTATCGGTGGAAACGGTAGCGTTCAATATCTTCAAGATTATTCACTCACGGTCGATATGGCTAAGAACGTAGCTATGATGTCGAAGACTGAAAAGAGTCAGCAAATACGAGATTACTTTATTCAAGTTGAAAAGCGTTACAAGCAATTAGCCAGTGATCCATCTTATCAGATGGCGTTAGGTTTGAAAGCTTCGCAACAACTACTTGAACATAAGGACAAGATTATTGCTGAAATGAAACCCAAAGCGTTGTTCGCTGATGCGGTAGACACTAGTGAAAATAGTATTCTTGTTGGCCAACTAGCTAAAATGCTACGACAAAATGGCGTAAACATTGGACAAAATAGGCTATTCAGTTGGCTGCGCGAACACGAATATCTCGGTGTGCGCGGAGAGCAGAGAAACCTACCAACACAAAAGAGTGTCGATTTGGAAGTTATGGAAACTAAAACCAGAACCGTTAACAATCCAGATGGTTCGGTAAGGACAACGAACACACCGAAAATAACCGGTAAAGGACAAATTTATTTTGTGAATAAGTTTTTGAATAATAAGGGAGATGTAGCATGACAATAAATGATTATCAACGAGGCAAATTAGAAATAGCTCTTGGAAAATTGAATGAGGTTCAAGAGTTGATTACCTTTCTTGCTAGTGACACAGCAGATGGAGAATTTGGCGCCCAAATGGATATGTTGAATTCTGAAATAATGAGCAACACAGATGATTTGCGCAAAACCAAAGATGAATCTGAGTTAGTCGGATATGGCGAATACAGAAAACGTTTCTTGGAAGGAGACAAGTAACATGTGGTTTTTACAAATAATAGCAGTAGCGATCGTGCTTGTATTCGTTTTCGTAGGTGGCATGATACAAGGTGAGTCACAAGAGCGTGAGCATCAACGTAATAAGCACCGTTTGGAACGCATGGGTGGCACAGATGGTAGCAACAAGTATTTGCGGGTTAAATAAAAAAGCGCCTAACTGCTGTAACAGTTAAAGCGCTGGATATAAATTATTTGATAGTAAATTTATATCTCGATTATATCAAGAAACGGGGTAAATGCAAATGGTACAAGATGCATTAGCGCATTTTCAGCCAGATGTTGAAAGTTCAGCATGGCGAAAAAAGCAGAGCAGAATTGAATACTTATGCAAAGAACGTGATGCAGCATTGGACGAAATTCAAGGTTGCCAAGATTACGTAGAAGAACTCGAACAAGAATTAACACAGTTAGAATCAGGAGATTAAGCATGGCAAATGAAGTAAAAACGATTAGTGCATTTGAATTTACAAATGTTGTACCAGCTAAAGTTGAAGCACCTAGACTTGATGAACTGGTAGCCAACACAGATGCAATGCTTAAAAAGTATCGTGAATTTCCAGTCGTTGAGGAAAATTATGATCAGGCAAAAAAGACACGTAAGGAATTGCGAGACACCGTTGAAAATATAGCAACTACTCGTAAGGACACCGAGAAAAAGATTCTAACTCAGTGGTCTGATATCAAAGCAAAAATTATGGGCATTGAAAAGTCTGGTAAAAAAGCCGACGAACTGATGACCAAACAAATGAATGTCGTTGAAGAAGCACGCAAAGAAAAACGTCAACAGGTTATTACAAACGAAGTAACAAAAATAGCCAGTGAGAACGGTATTGATGTTTCGCGAATTGAATTTAAACCAAAGTGGGTCAATGTAACTTACAAACACGGCGACATGGTAGCTGAAATTGAAGCGCAAATTACATCTCTCAAAAAAGATGATGAACTTAAAGCGTTGCAGATTAATCAAATTGAAGCTGATGCCGGCAATTTAGGAGTTGAATCTAGTCCTTATGTTTCAATGCTTGATTATCGTGACTTGGCTGACATTAGAGCTCAAATGAAGCGCGATATTGAAATTAAAAAAGCCAAGGAAGAAGCAAAAAAAGAAGCTCAATTAGAAGCTGAACGAAAGCAAAAAGAACGTGAGGAAAACGCAACAAAGATTGGCGATAAATTAGTTGATGATGACGGTGAAGTAGTTACTCCAGTTCAAAAATCAGAACCAGAGGTGTTCACTCGTAAGTTAATCGTCACTGGAACACGCGAACAACTTAAAGCAGTAGCCAAGTTTATGACAGATAACAATATCAAATTTGGAGGCGAGTGATGAGCGAATACAACACACTTTATGAGGCGTTAGCTGAAACGCAGAATAATATCGAACAACCAAAAAAAGATGCCAGTAATCCAATGTTCAAATCAAGTTATGTGACTTTGGACGCTGTTATTAATTCAATCGTAAAAGCTCGTAAAGAGGCAGGTGCAAAATTCTTTTTCACTAATGTTGTCGACAACGGAGTAATGCTTACTAGAATTATTGGTTATGGTGAAACAATAGATTTAATTGGTTCAAAAATTGCTGATGATTTAGGTAATCGAGGAACAAACTCGGCTCAGGCAGAAGGGTCAGCACTGACATATGCAAGACGATACAGCTTATCCATGGCATTTGGTATCGCAAGTGATGTTGATGATGACGGCAATGCAGCAAGTAAGAATACAAAGCGCCAACAAGCACCACAGCAAAAATTGATTACAAAAGAACAGCTGCAATTATTAGAACGATTGATTGCGGATACATCAAAAATAAGTGGTAAAGACATGATGGCCTATACCTTAAAATCTGTCGGTGTATCAGCCCTCAAATTCGTTCAAGAATCAAACTACAAAGCACTATTAGCAAAAGTAACAGAATGGCATCAAAAAGCAGAGGAGCAAGCAAATGAACCAAGTTAATTTAACAGGACGACTAACTAAAGATATTGAACTACGTTACACACAATCAGGCAAAGCAGTTGGAAGTGGAACGGTAGCTGTTAATCGTCGATTTAAACAGCAAGATGGCCCGACAGCGGACTTTATCAATTTCACCATGTGGGGTAAAGCGGCAGAAAACTTTTCAAACTTCACACACAAAGGCTCTCTAGTTGGTCTGGGTGGTGAATGGCAGACACGTAACTATGAAAATAATGCTGGTCAGCGAGTTTATGTAAATGAACTCAACGCTAATACTTTTGACCTATTAGAGCCAAGAGGCGAACAGCCACAATCTAGTCAATCAAACAATGTAAATGTTGCTGATGTTAATCCCTTCGCCTCTAAAGGAAACAGTCCAATAGACATCAGTGACGATGATTTACCATTCTAAGAGGTGATACATGGCACAAAGAAGAATGTTTAGTAAAAAAGTTACCGACACAGATACTTTTCTTGATATGCCGTTGTCAACACAGGCACTGTATTTTCACTTAAACATGCATGCAGACGATGACGGATTTATAGATAATACCAAAACAATTCAAAGAATGATCGGGTCTAGCGATGACGATAGAAAGTTGTTAATCGCAAAACAGTTTTTACTCCCTTTTGAAAACGGAGTAGTAGTGATAAAAGATTGGCGTGTTCACAATTATATTCGTAAGGATACCTACAACAAAACCATGTATCCCAACGAATTAGAGCAACTTCAGATTAACAAATCAGGTCAATATGAACGCCAAGATTTAGTCACGTATACAGAACGTCCACGAGACGTAGACGAAACGTTGACGCAGGTAAGGTTAGGTAAGGTTAGGTTAGGTAAGGATAGAAAAGATATATTGTCCGGTTCCGAAGAACCCGACCAACTCTCTTACAAAGAAGTCGTTGATTATTTGAACGAAAAAACTGGAAGTAAATATCGAAGTAGTGGAACTAAAACTAAAAAGTTAATCAAAGCAAGATTTAACGAAGGATTTAGTTTAGATGATTTTAGAACCGTGATTGATGTTAAAAGCAAGCAATGGTTAACAGATCAAAAAATGAAACAGTATCTAAGGCCTGAAACGTTGTTTGGAACTAAGTTTGAAAGTTATTTGAATGAAAACCAGGTAACTAGCAAACCAGCAATGAAGAACGGAGGCTATGGAACAAGATGAATAGCATTCAAGAAGTTTTGGGAAACGACCCACGATTTCAAGCCGATAAGGTTAGCGATGAAGAACTGGAGGCATGGCGTAAAAGCATTGAAGAGAAAGACCGATTAAACGTTATAAAGTCTATCAAGAGAAATCGTGAAAAGATTTATAGATTAGATAGCGTGTGGGGAACTAGCGGTGAGCAGACGTTCACATTTCAGAAGTGGAATCCAAAAGTGCAACCAAATCAAAAGTTAGCCCACGACATTTGGAAGAAATCAGCAGACATCACTAAGAGAATGTTTGATAGTAATTTCAACGTTCTATTCTATGGTGAAGCTGGTACTGGTAAAACAGCCATGGTGTTAGCAATTATTGATGCACTGAAACAGCACTCGGATAAGTTGAGTATGTTTGTCAGCGTTATGGACTTACGAGAACTGATTATGTATGATTTCAACGACAATGAAGCAGCTATCAAGATAAAAAACATTGAGCGATCAATGCGTGAAGTTGATGTATTGATACTTGATGACTTTGGTTCTGAAGCTGGTGGTATGAAAAACGAAGGCAGTGCCACTGAAAGATTACAGCAATTCTGGTTTCGAGTTGCTGAAGCAAGGCAAGTGAAAGATAAAGACGGCAACAAGCGTTACAGCACTATCGTGACCACAAACAACGATAGAGGCGATCTGGAACGCATGTACAACAAGAAGATTGTTAGCCGACTGATTACAAAAAAAGCAGAGAACACGGTTGTGTTTGATGGATTGGACGATGTCAGAGAATGAGTTATCAAATGATTTGTACAGAAAATAACAGAGTGATTATGCGAGACCCAAGAGTGTTCACGAAATTTGATGATGCGGAGTATGCATTAGCAAAGCGCATGTGCGTTGACAGTGAACCTTGGAATTGGGGCATAGAAATAGTGTAGGAGTGCTTAGTGACTGAATTATTTGGACAAGTGAATAAGCTAGATCCAAACAAAGGGTTAGTCACATTGCAAATGAGCGATGAAGATTTGCGCACTTTGCAGAAGTATCACGCAACTAACCAGCAACAAGTTCTATCGGTGGTAGCTAGTGATGATAATGAACCAACACCAAAACAGCGTAGATTTGCGTTTGCGTTACTCAATGACATTTGGTTGTCACAAGTAGGCGGAGCATGGTTAGAGACCGCAGAAAGCACGAGAAGGCACTTTTACGGCGCGTACGAGTATTACCACGGTTTAGATTTTGGCGAATTTAGTCTGAGCGCAGTCAAGGGCAACAAGTCGGATACAAACGAGTTCATCAACATGTTATTAGATTACGCAGCGCTTCACGACATTGCTTTGAGCGTGAAGCCGTTGAATGAACTGGAGCCACAGGAAATAGCGCACTGGGAATATCAGTGTCTGATGAACAAGTGTTGCGTGATATGTGGCAAGAGACCGAGTGACCTACACCATTTAGACACGATTGGTCAAGGCGTAGACAGGCGCAAGACTAACCATTTGAAACATAGAGCCGTGCAATTATGTAGGCAACATCATCAGATGGCACACTCGTTAGGAATTGAGACATTCTTACAGAAGTACCACCTGACAGGCATCAAGATAGATGAGCGGATTGCAAAGGTTCATAGATTAAACATTAGATAGGCAGTAATAAACGTTTTAAGGCGTTAGACACTGTTTAGGTATAAATACACTAAACCGAATTTAAAACGTCAAATAGGACTGTTTATGTGGGTTTGAGAGCGAACGAGAGGTATAGAGATGGCAACAAGTAAAAGATTAAGTCCATTTGAAGAAGCAAGGCAAGCATTCTTAACTCCAGATGGCAAACCACGAGGTGTGGTTACTGGAGCATACGTACTTAAAGTTATTGAAAAATTAAAGCGTAGACAAGATGAAAAATAAAATTTGTTTCAACGTCGAGCAGTATCGAGATAAAACTTTGAATAAGTATATAAATGCAGAAAGAACGAATAAATATGCGGGTTCTAAACTTAAAAAGATGGGTACTCTATATGCCAAACAAGTAGTCGAGCAAGCAATGGTAGATGGCATTATGTTCGATTGGCCTTGCAAGTTAAAGTTTGATTGGTATTTACCAGACGGACGAATTGACCCAGATAACTGGGACTTTACCAAGAAGTTCATATTTGATGGTATGCAGAAAGCAAAGGTTCGAGGGGTTGTGTTCTTAGGAAACGATAGTGTTAAGAACATCAGGGGCTATGATCATGACTTCTATATTGACAAGGAAAACCCAAGATTAGAGATTTACGAAATGGAGGTTAAACAATGACAAACTATGCGACAGGATTTTGTATCGTGGAAAGGCAACGAGGATTCGATGAAGCTTGCACATGGATGCAGAAAAAGTTAAAACCTGAAACAGCAGGAGGAGAAAGTGACCATTTTTGGAGTGAGATCAAAACCCAAGCTTTAATAACTATGTTAAGTGACGGTTATGGAATTGATGAAATATCCGCCACATTAGGTAAGACGAAATTACAAATATACGCTAAAAGAAGATTGTTAGCCAGCAATGGGGTAGTAAGTAAGCCTGTTCCACCATCGGAGATAAAAAAACAGCGCAAGGGTAAATTTATTGAGTTGGTTGAACAAGGTGAAAATAACGTTAAATTAATCGCCGATAAAATAGGTTGTTCTACTACGGCTGTCTATGAGTATGCCAAAGAAGTGGGCTACGAAATAAAGAGCGGGAGAGTAATAATATGACGATCGAAGAATACAACAAGTCTGTTCAAGACAGAAACAATAAACAAGCGGTATCTGACGGACGTTTCACCGACTCGTTTGAACGTAGGTCGGCGGTACAACGGCACAAAATGGCACAACGGAAACAACGAGTTCGGTTGCTATTACAAGAAGGCATCACCAGCATTGATGTTCTAGCGCAACATTTCACTATTAGCGTATCAACAATGCGTGGCGTTATCTATCAAATGGGATTAAGGATTGAAAATAGTCGGGTAGTTGTATGACGATATACAAAATAACGGCTGTACCGTCACATTTCATGGAGCTGTTTAACTCATACTACGATTATGAATACCAAAACGGCGAGTATGTGTCAGATAAACACTATGAGGCACTAAAAGCAGAAGTAGAGCATTTCAACAGCAACGTATCGAAAGCTGTGACTATAAAAATAGAGAAAGTGTGATGAGATGAAATTCACCAGCGAAAAAGTTAATGAATTGCTCGGGGTTGATGAAGCATTCAAAGTTCCAAACAAGTTAATGTCAATCATGATGAATCGTGAACAACGTGAGCAAACGTTTAAAGCATTTCTGGAAGTTGAGCGCGATACATCATTTGATTGGTTTCACGAATATTTTGAAAGTGAACAGTCCGAGCGCAAGACGAAAAAGCAAGATTTCACGCCAAACAGCGTTTCTGACATTATGACGAAACTTGTTGGAAAATCAGATACTTATTTTGAATCAGCGGCCGGAACAGGTGGTATTGCTATCCGCCATTGGTGGCATGATTTAATTGATAATCACAACCCGTTTTTCTATGAACCATCAGATGATTATATGGTATTAGAAGAAAAATCAGAACGTGCGTTACCTTTTCTATTATTCAATCTATCAATTCGAGGTATCAACGCAATCGTTATTCATGGTGATAGTTTAAGCCGTGAAGTCAACAATGTTTATTATCTACTGAATGATAAAAATGATTTCTTAGCATTTAGCACAGTAAATGGTATGCCGCAAAACAGGACGACAATGAAAGAGTTTAATGTTAGTCGGTATATTGATGAGCCGATAGATCACATTGAAGCAGACATCAATATGTGGCGTGACAATGTTGGTAATAAGTACGATTTTGCAGCTAAGTTTATTGAAAAATATTCAAAATTAAAAGGAGTTAGTCATGAAAATAGTTAGCTTACAGAGCGTGGGATTGGGTGACATTGAACCCGGTATAGATGGACGAGTTTTCGCTAAGCCTGTTTATTACGAAGTGGGTGAAATGGTTGCGAAACTTGGCTATCGGATGACTGGTAATGAACCTAAAGTTACTAAAATAGAATTTGGTGGAGACTATCACGGTATGGAGTTACCAAAACAAGATGGTACTTATTTCTTCCACACATCAGACGGACACATCAGAGTGTTGCCGGCAGACAAGTACATTGCTGAATGGAGCGACGACACCGGCCGTATCAGTCCTGATGACATTGGCAATGATATTCATGAGTTTTTACACGGAGGAGATAAGTGATGACTGAACCAGTAGCATATATGTGGAAAACAGTACAAGGAACAATAATTGCACTTGCACCAAATGACAATAGCCATTCAGGCGGACGACTTGGGATACCGCTTTACACAGCAGAGCAGTTACACCCACGTGTGAAGATGACGCAGGCGGAATTTGATGAGTTAGAGATAAGCTTAATAAATGCGCAGTTTGATTATTCTGAATTAAAGAAAACGATAAAAGTTGTTGCTATAAAGAAGTGGTTTGTGAGAAGTAAAAAGGCGGTAGGTGAAAACAATTTTTATGCCTGGCTATTTAATAACGATTTTTTAGACGTACCAGCTCATATGATTAGTGACGAAATTCCGCCATTAGCTATGAAATTTGATACCAAAGAACAGGCGGAGCTTTGGACTAACCCACTAACAGAAGCGGTGCAGTTACCAGTGGAGGACGAGTGATGAAAATATTGGCATGGAGCGTTATTACAGCAGTCGTAGCATTGGTAATTTTCATTATCGTTTCTGGCTTAATGTCTAGTAATCCGTTGACTAACCTATTAGCGACAATTTCCACAGTCTTGTTGGGTGCAATGATAGTGATCTTGCTAATTACTTGGGCAATTTATGAGGTATTCAAATGATTGAAATAGGACACAACTTACAGCATGCGATTGAGTTTGGCATGTTATTGTCAGCAATGGTAGCAGTTACTTATATTGTATTGAAATATTATGGAGGTCGGAAATGACATTTGATGAAGCGCTTGAACATTTTAGAAATAATACAGATATTTCTGGTACAGCCGTCTTCTTAGATGATGTAGAAGATACATTAAAAGAACTGCGACAAGAATATGCGCCAACTATACTATTAACAAAAAATCAATATAAGGAGTTCAAAGCTGGTCATACACTCGAAGAAGTTATAGCAAGAATGCAAAGATTAGCTGACAATTCAAGTGATGAAAGTGCTGACGGTTATATTAATGACGATATGATTATGCGTTCATATTTACACCCAGAAACAATCAAGATAGTTGACGAATAGTTAAAGGAGCAAGGTGTGGCGGATAGAGTTGATAGCATTTTGAGAGACTACTTCTCTGGTCGTCTCAAATTAAGAATTAAACAGCGTATAGAAACGATACGGTATGACAGTCAAGAAGTTGATGAGAATATTGGAGGCGGTCGTGCGCAAAACAAACACACACGTCCAGTTGATGACATGGTGATACGTATTGAGCAGGATAGATACCTTAACAGTCTCAAAAAGCAAAAGGAAGACGTTGAACGTTGGATAGCCACGTTTGAACCTGACAAGCAGAAAGTAGTTGCGTATTATTATGCAAGCAAGTCTGTCACGTGGGTAAAGGTAGCACAGCAGTTTCACATATCTGAAAGAACAGCAATCGCTTGGCGTACTGAAGTCAAACACATATTAGGTGCAGTCCTATAACACTGCGGTTTTTATGCAGTTTTATGCATAAATATAGGGTTATATTTGTATCATCAGATAATTTGAAACAGGGTTATTGCTAATCCATTAAAAGCATATCCGAAAAAAGATTGAGTGATTCTTTTATACGAAATGTCAGCGATGCTGATTCTTATTTTTCTAATCACTCTGTTACACACGCTTCGGAAAAAGCCACTGTGTATGTAAAAATACGATAGGTTGGAATATCTATCATTATGACAGGTGGCGGAATAGGTAGACGCTATGACCATAGATTGATGGGCACGTCCCCATGAAAAGCAATCATGTAAGGTGCAAATCCTTACCCTGTCAATACTCCTTTTAGGAGATAACAGTTATCACCATAGTCGCCAAAGTGACTTCCTTAGTGCGACTTTATACTAGTTAGGTGATTTCTGTGAGTGAATGTAGTTCAGTTGGTAGAGCTGGCTGTCGTAAAGGACGTTAAATATACGTTGGTTCGAATCCAACCATTCACATTGCGGTACGTCCGCACAAAAGGAGATCGGTTTATGAAACAATTAATTAAATTATTTTTCGGGGTGGTTAGTGGTAAGTACAAAATTGTTGAGTATACGCGCTCAAACAAAGAAAACAGTGATAGCACAACCACAATGAGATATGGGTTTGATGTTATCGGCTAACTCGCACAACTTAATAGCAGTCGCTTGCCTGCGATTGCGTACATAAACAACCGTATCATCAAGTCTACACATACTTGGTGATAGAAAACTACGACGTATGTCGAAGCAGGCTGAAGTTCGGTTATATGGCTAAATGTCCTAGACGTTAACCCGATGAGATAATTTGGTTTGGTGTAGCATTCACAAATTGCATGGTTAATTAGGGCGTACATAGTGGTAGTTTCCAAAACGGAAATAACCACCTTCAACTATTAAGAATGAATAGTTGAGACCATCAAAAATGATGGTTGCAAATGCACAAACGCCATAGCAATAGGTTTTGTAGCGAATTAAAACTAAACTGGTTGAAAAAGACCAGTTTAAACACGCACCTTAACGGGTGCTTTTTTATTGAAAAGAGAAACTATGAAAATAGATGACGATTATGGACTTGTCGCTAGTGATGATGAGTTAAACATCTACCGCAGGTTAGACAAGCAGCAAAAATATAATAAGAAACACAAGAAGGCATCTAAACGCAAGTCGAATACAGACAAGCGCAAAGATGCCTTTTATGATGATAGGAAGTGGCAGTGATGGCCAATATTAAATGGACTGATGAACATAAAAATAGAGTTACAGAGTTAGGTAAGCAAGGGTTGTCGTCTAGCAAAATAGCGCAACGATTGTTTGATGAATTTGGTGTCAATTTAAGCAGACGGACTGTTTCACGATATCTATCAACCGGTCATACTAGCAGTAGATATGACAAATTGAAAAAGAATACGAGCAAAGTGAAAGATGTGAAACGTGGCACTGAAATTGTCATCAACAAGGACGGCAGCACAACATCAACAACCACCATTGAAAACATGAATCGTGAAAAAGCAAAGGACGTTGACTTTGTCTTGCGAGCACACGGCTTTGATCCAGAAGACTGGGATATTGTCTCTGCTAAAAGTAATTTCTGGCAACAGAATAGTGTTGAAAAAGGTTTGATTGACCTATGCCAATCTAAGATTACAGTTAAGCCCAAAGTTGACAATGAACTAACGCCACAAGATATTGCTGATCTGTTTAAAAATGACATTATCCCATATAAAGTCAAACAAACATCACACAATGCTCATAATTTAGTCGTACCGCTTCCTGATATGCATTTTGGTATAACTACACTAGACGATGTTAAAAGTCACTTAGATAAGCTATTAGGCATCTTAAACAAAGGATACAAAACAATCGTTATAGAACAGCTAGGTGATTTGTTCCATTCTAGTCAAATGTGGTCATCACAAACTATGCGAGGAACTATGTTAGATGAAGTCGATATGGTACAAGCCATTGAAGATGCTAAACAGTTCTTTGATATTCTGGTACCAGCTTGTTTGAATAACAGCACATCTGTTTACATTAAACAAATGGCAGGAAATCATTCAGGCAATATGGAGTATGTTTTCATGGAGTATTTGAAAGCTAAATATCCGCAAGTTGTGATCAAAAACAATATCAAATATCGTGATGCTTACTTGTTAGATAATGTAGGTATTATGATAGCTCATGGTGACTTAGCACCTAAGAATTTGCCTATGTTAATGGCTAATGAGTTTGGCGGTGTTTGGTCGTTATCTCACAGTAAAGAGATACACAAGGGTCACTTTCATAAAGAGAAAACCATTGATGAGGGTGGTGTGATTAGTCGACAACTTGGAACAGTCAAGCCTAATGACAAATACGAAATCAGCAATGGTTGGACGTTATCTAAGAAAACGATGTATGCATTGGAATATAACTCTGATGAACTGGTTACTGAATATTATGTGTGAATATAATTCGAACACGTACTATGATGTGAACAACATTTAGGAGAATAGATATGGCATTAGCAAGAGAAGGAATTGATTTAGAAGACATTAAGCGTGATGCGAAAATAGAAGCATTATTACAACACGTAATCAGTCAAGATGTTGAAATTGCCCAGTTGAAAGACAAGCAGTTTGAATTCCATAACGAGATAGAGAGTCGTGACGATACTATCAGCAAGTTAGAAGATGATATTCAACTTCTCAAAAAAGAGAAGAGATGGAACATGTTATGGCGTAATAGCCTAGAGGAAGATATTGCTAAGACGCAAGTGTTTTTGGCTATCGTATTTCTGATCAATATTATTTTTACTTATTTCATGAATAGATGATTTAGTTGCCGAGTGGCACGTTTAGGAGAAAGATATGTTAAACAAGCTTAGTCTTATTTTACTGTCGCTATTAACGTTGATAAATTTATGTTTGGGGATACAAAATACTAACATATATCGAACAAATAGATTGAACAACGAAAGGCGCTCAAAATATTCTGATTACGATGGCATTAATTCAAAACAAAAACTTTTTAATTATGTTAACAAAATGTACACCGACAAAGGAATTAAAGTCACCGAGAATGAGGGTAACAGTATTTCAATTAACATTGATACCGATATTTTAGACAAAAAATACTTTGATTCAATAAACAACTTCCCTAAGATGAATAAGCACGAGATTGAAACATTGAGCTACAACAGTGATTCAGATATATCGATATGGATAGACGGTAATTTGTCGTATGATGTTTCCCGAGGACATTTAACACACTTTACATTTGGTAGATTTATCAGTTGGACATGAGCGCATAAGCGCTTTTTATTTTGTACTGAATGAGGAGAAAAGATGAGACAGTTTATACATGATTGGATTCACTTGACACAAGGAGAAATGTTTATAAAATATTGGCATTTATGGTTGCTAATGTTGTTAATTGTGTTGTCGGTTCTCGTTGTTATTGTATGGTGGCATGATGACGTATTTAAACAAAACAGAGATAATCAATGGCAAGATGGTGGTTTTACAACGGAAGAAAAAATAACCGGAGAAGAAGCACCTTATCCACCTCGAATGGATAATTTATCATCACTTTATCTGGTTAAGATGATTGAAAGAGATCATATATATTCAGTATTAGAATTAGCGGGTCATTTGCCATACGCAGTTATGGACGTTATTAGTGAAGCTAACAGGTTAGGGTATTCGTTTGATAATCTTATGCAAGACCCTAACAGAGTAATGATTGTTAAGAAGTGAGGAGAACGTTATGCAGCAAGGACACCCAAGACACAAACAATTGAGAAGAGCTAGGCATGAAATGGCAATGCATAGACGGTATATGTTTGCTAAAAAGATAAATAAAAGTATAGGTAACGCTGGTAAAGCTATTGTTGAAGCAATTAATGGTATCAGCCACAGTATTATGCACGCCTTCGATAGCAAACCGAATGTAGTTCCAAACACAGATCCACATTTAGAATTGGCAAATATCTATGAAAAAATGAATAATCACGGCAATGGTGTATTGAAAAATTATAGGAGACAAATAAACGGTTAGTGCGGTATGGATGGATGTTTTATTTATGGTCGGATTACTTATATTTTTGATATTGTTAGCAGCTTGCATTGTAATGATAAAAGCTACCTTTGACGAAATGAGAAATAAATAGATCTACAAAAAGTATTGAAAGGAGGTGCCTTAAATGACATGAAAAAGTATGAAGAAGCCGAGCAAGATTATTTGTCCGGGTTGAAGTATAAAGATATTGCTGATAAGTACGGTGTGTCAATAAGTACGGTTAAGTCCTGGAAGTCTCGTTATTGGAAATCTGATGATGTTGCAACCACAGACGAAAAGGTTGCACAAAAGGTTGCAACCTTTGCAACCAAAAAGCCGACTGAAAAAGCTATTGATGAACTCAGCGACAGCAAGATGACGGATAAGCAAAAAGCCTTCGTACTGGACTATCTCCGTATTTCTAATGCCACGCAAGCGTACATAAATGTTTATGATGTTGATTATAAAACAGCTAATGTTAATGCCTCTAGGTTGCTAGTAAATGCTAGTATTCAAAATGAAATAAAGAGTTTGCGCAAAGCTAAATTACAAGAGCTAGGCGTAGGCGCTTTTGATTTGATGGAAGATATGGTTATTGAGGCACGTGCTGATATTGGCGACTACATAGACTTTGGAAGATATGATGTATTGCATGTTGACACGGAAGGTGATGTGAAACTTGATACAGACGATAACCCAGAAGTGTTTCATAAGTCATGGTTGCAGTTCAAAGACAAAGATAAGTTAGACACTAAACCAATTAAGTCTATGCGAATAGGCAAAGATGGGCCGGTTGTTGAGTTGTATGATCGTAGTAAGGCGCGCCAAGAGTTGCTTAGTTATTTGGATAAAAGAGCAACAGATAGTGATGATGTGCAAGTGATTGGTTTCGATAGGAGGGCAGAAGAAGATGAACGTAGCTAAATTAGTTAATCCAGCTTTTGACCATTTGTGGGAAACAAACGCATCTAATATTATCGAAGAAGGCGGACGTGCTAGTACAAAATCTAGTGCGATCAGTATGTATCTAGCAATGGGTATGATGGCTGACGAAAATGCCAATGTGGTTTGTTATCGTAAGGTAGCTGGTAATCTCAAACGTAGCGTTTATGAGCAAATTAAGTGGGCTTTAGATGAATTACACGTATCGTGGTTATTTCGCTTTAAAACGTCTCCTATGGAGATTATAGATAGACGTAATGGCAGTGGCTTTTACTTTTCTGGTGTTGATGACCCTAGTAAACAGAAGTCGTTCAAGATAGCTAAGGGATATGTACGTTGGTTGTGGTTTGAAGAAGCTACTGAGTTTAGTAATTTTACCGAAATACACACAGTTCAATTATCATATACACGTCAAAAGCTACCTAAAGGCATGCAAGTCGTTACGATATTCTCGTATAACCCACCACGTAATCCTTATGACTGGATTAATGAATGGGTGGAAACAGTTCGTGATGACCCTGATTTTTTAGTAGTACATACGACGTACTTAGATGATAAACTGCATTTCTTGTCCGAACAGTATTTACACGACATTGAGAAGTATAAAGTTAATGATCATGACTATTACAGATGGCAATTTTTAGGTGAACCAGTTGGCCTTGGAACAAACGTCTATAAGATGGACTTATTCCAACGACTGGAACACTTAGAAGATTTAGATGATGCCGTTGTTGATTTGTATTTTTCTGCCGATGTCGGACATTCTGTATCTGCTACTGCTGTGGGTTGTTATGGTGTAACGTATCATCGTAAGGTAGTGCTACTAGATATGTGGTATTACAGTCCAGAAGGCAAGGTTGATAAGATGGCTCCTGATGACTTGTCTAAGAACATTCATGACTTTATAGAGCAAATATACGCAAGGTATGGCAAGCCTATCAGCAACATGACTATGGATAGTGCAGAACGTGCGTTGCGTAACCAGTATCATAAAGATTATGGTGTTGACTGGCATGCAGTAGCCAAATTGAAGAAACCGGACATGATTGACCGTATGCAGAATTTACTTGCACAGGGTCGTTTTTATTATCTGCCTACTGAAAATAACCTTAAGTACTTTATTCCACAACATCAAAAATACCAATGGGAAGAAAAGTCTTTACAAACTGACGAACCCAAGGTAATTAAGGTTGATGATCACGCTGTGGATAGTGCACAGTATTTTGTTCTTGACAATGAAGATGTGCTAGACCTTGCATGGTAGGAGCAATTATGACAATCAGAGATAAACTACACGATTTTTTTACGAAAGGAAAAATAAGCATGGGCTTTGGAAAATCACTTGCAAATATTACTGATGACCCACGCGTTAACTTGCCTGTCAGTGAAATTACAAGAATTAGAGAAGACTTGGACTATTACAGTGATGTGTTTGCTGATGTTCATTTCTACAATACGAACAACGAACGGCGTCAACGAAAGTTATCAACGCTATCTGTCACTCATCAAGCAGCGCGTAAATTAGCGTCAGTAATATTTAATGAACAGGTAACTGTATCTGTAACTGGTGAAAATATCGATACTTTTATTAACGGTGTGTTGACTGATAACTTGTTTAATTTGAAGTATGAAGAGTATTTAGAAACTGGTATCGCTACTGGGGGATTTGCTATTCGACCATACGTGGATAATAACAAGATTAAGTTAGCTTGGGTACGTGCAGACCAATTTGTACCGTTGCAATCTAACACAAATGATATTCAATCAGCGGTTATTGTCAATCGAACAACTAAGTCAGAGAATAATAAGACTGTTTGGTACTCGTTACTAGAATTTCATGAGTTCGATGGGATTAGTGAAGAAACGATTACTAATGAACTGTATCGCTCCGAAAACGTCGGCGAGATAGGACAACAAGTTAATTTACCTGTTCTTGATGAGTTTGCTGACTTACCAGAGCAAGTTGTTATTAGTGATATCGTACGACCAACATTCGCTTATTTCAAAACGCCTGGCAAGAACAACAAGTCAATTGAAAGTCCGTTAGGTATTGGAATTGTAGAGAATAACAAACACGTTATTAATGCGATCAATACAGCACAAGACCAATTCCATCGAGAAGTAAAGCTAGGTAAGAGACGCATAGCGATTGATGGTACGTTGATGAAACCAACAGCAGAGCATGCCGGTGACGAAATGAGTGGCGCACCCGAATTCGACCCAGATGATGATGTGTTTATGAAAGTTGGTAAGACTAGAGATGGCAAGCCTATTATTGAAGACTTGACCAACGACATTCGCGTACAACAATACAGTGAATCGCTTCAAGTGTTTGTGCGTGAGTTTGAGAACAATATAGGGCTATCACAAGGAACATTGTCTACTGATGCTACAAAGAGCGATAAAACAGCAACAGAAGTTGTTTCTGATAACAGTGAAACGTATCGTACTCGTTCAAGCTATATTACTCAAGTTGAGAAGCAAATCAAAGAGTTGATTATATCAATTGTTCAATTAGCTACTAAGCCTGAGTTGTTTGACAACCAAAAAGCGCCATTATCAGTCGATTTAGTCAATAATCCATTAGAGATTAACTTACATTTTGATGATGGCGTGTTCGTTGATAAAGATAAGCAACTCGAAGAAGATTTAAAGGTTGCAATGGCTGGATTTATGCCTAAGAAACAATTCTTAATGCGTAATTACGGTTTGAGTGAAGACGATGCCGACAAATGGCTTGCAGAGTTACAAAGTGAAGCGCCTGAAACAGACAATATTCCTGATGAACAGGCTGGAATGTTGGGTGGCAATGATGGCGAAGGCAGCGGAGGCGATGATGAATGATTACGCCAAATACGATGCAACAGCAAGCAAATAGTATATCTGATATCTATGCAAAACTAGAACAAGATATATTTAAACTGCTAATTGATGCAGTTAAAGACAGCGATTGGGATAAAATCACAGGCGATAACGCAATGATGTGGCAAGTTGAACAGCTTAGTAAAATGCATGTGTTAACTCGTGACGTAATCAAGATAGTGGCTAAAGCTAATAAAGTATCAGATCATGAATTAACAAGCATGATTAAGCGTAACGGCTTGCAAATAGTATTAGAGATTGACAAACAATTACAGGGAATAATGAATAAACAAGTCACTGTTGGCGATGATGTTTCTAACATGTTAGATTCAATCATGCGGCAGACATTCCTTGATATTAATAACAACGTTAATCAAACACTATTGACTACTAATTACGAAAATAATGCAGCTATGAAGACGTTTCAAAGTATCGTCAAACAATCAACTCTAGAAGTAACAAGCGGGCTTAAAACGCCAGAAAAAGCAGTTAGAGACAACGTTTATAAATGGGTTGATAAGGGTATTCAGACTACTTTAGTTGATAAAGGCAATCACGGTTGGTCGTTGGAAAGTTATTCCAGACTGGTTGTTAACGCCACGGCGCATAGGACGTTTAACGATTTGAGATTAAAACGTATGCATGACTACGGTATGGGACAAGCGATGATGAGTTCACACCCTGCCGCTCGTGAAGCATGTGCGCCTATTCAAGGAAAGGTGGTCAATGTTTTGACAGAGGATAATGAAGCTTATAACCCAAAGTATGACAGTATTTATAATCACGGTTATGGAAACCCTCAAGGTACACAAGGAATTAATTGCTCACACACATTAACGCCCTTTGACCCAGATGTGAACACTGATGTTACACCTAAGCAATATGACCCTGACGAAGCTATGAAACGCAGCCAAGAGCAACAAAAGCAACGCAACATGGAGCGGGCCATACGTGGTAGCAAGAAACGTTTAGCAGCGGCACAAGAATTAAACGACCAAGAAATGGTATCAAGAATGAAATCACGTATATCTAATCAGCAGAAAAACTTACGAGAATTTATTGGTGATAAAGACTATCTAGGTCGTGATTATTCGCGTGAGCAAATTTACAGTAAATAATTATGTGGACCCGAGCACGTCCCTTATAAAAGGCTTTTTTAAGTTCAAAAAATTCGGTGACGTTACACCGTAAAAACACGAAGGAGATTTTTATGAACAGGGATACATTGCAAAAGTTTGGTCTATCAGACGAACAGGTAAACCAAGTCATGGCTGAACATGGTAAGGACTTGGAGAAGTCAAAGGGCGTTGAGGGCGAGTTGGAACAGTTGAAACAACAAAATACTGATCTAACATCACAAATTGCCGAGCGTGACAAGCAACTCAAAGACTTATCAGGTAAGGCAGGCGACAACGAAGAACTTCAAACTCAAATCAAGGCACTGCAAGACCAAAACAAGCAAGCTAAGACTGATTATGAAGCGAACATTGCCACATTGAAGCGTGATGGCGCTATTGAACTAGCTTTGCGTGAAGCTAAGGCTAAGAATCCAAAAGCTGTTAAGGCTTTGTTGAACGGCGACAACATTACGATTGATGATGATGGTGTACATGGCCTGAAAGAACAACTTGAGCAATTACAAGAAAGTGATGGTTATCTATTTACTGCCGAACAAGAAGGCGCAAAGCCAGGTGTTAAGATTACTGGTTCTGGCAATCCTTCTGGTGGTTCAAATGAGGTGCCAAAGCTTAGCGAATTGTCATACAAACAAGCGCTTGAACTCAAGAGCTCTAATCCAGAGGTCTATGAACAGGCGGTTGCACAAAATAAAGGAGAATAATTCATGGCAAATGATTTAACTACATTGGAACAAATGATTGACCCAGAAGTGATGGGCGAGATGATTCTTGCGCAACTACCAAAGGCAATCAAGTTTGGGGCTATTGCGCCTATTGACGACACTCTATCAGGTCGCCCAGGTGATACAATTACAGTTCCTCGTTGGAAGTATATTGGTGATGCGCAAGACGTTGCCGAAGGCGCAGCGATTGATTATGAACAGCTGACTAACTCAACTGACACATTTACAGTTAAGAAAGCCGGTAAGGGTGTTCAATTAACAGATGAAGCTGTATTGTCTGGCTATGGTGATCCAGTCGGTGAAGCAACACGCCAAATCACAATGGCTATTGCTGCTAAGTTAGATAATGATACTGTTGCTACTGCAGCAAAGTCACGACTAACATTAGCTAGTGCTGATTTTACAAAGTTAGACTTTATTGATGATATTGAAGCTGCATTCATTGATGATACATCTGACAACAACTTTGAAGGTGATGATGGTAGTGCACAAGGCGTTATCTACATGAATCCAAAAGACGTTAACAAAGTCCGTAAAGCTGCTGCATTGGATTGGGAACGCGCATCGCAATTAGGAGATTCAATTCTATCTACCGGAGTGTTTGGTGGTGTATTGGGTTGGCAGTTTATTCGTTCACGTAAGATTCCTGTTGGTTCAGCTGCTGTTGCTAAAGCAGGTGCTATGAAAACTTACTTGAAACGCGCAGTCCAAGCTGAAAAGGATCG